CATCAATAATTAATTTAAACAGTTTTAAAAAGTAGGATAAAAGTTTTCGTAAAGTTTTCGTAAATAATGGTTTATAATTTGTTTATAAGTGTTATATTTGCGTAAACAATAACAAAAACAAAACATTATGATACTTAAATTTGGAAAACACAAAGGACAGAATTTTTATAATACGCCAAAATCTTATCAAGATTGGTTACTTTCACAGAATTGGTTTAAAATGACTAAATCACAAAAACCATTACATAAGGAATTAAGTGGCTGGGATGGTTATAGTAAAAAAGGTCAAGCTATTTATGATGCTATCTTTGAGCAAGAGAAAGCAGAAAGCGACAGAATGTATTGTGGTTGTGGGAATATGAAAGAAGAAAATGAAAAATACTGCGGTTGGGGTTGTATTGCAGAACTAGGAATATAAACAAATAATAACAACGGGGGTGTAAAAACCCCCTTATATTATGACACAACTACAAGACTTAAAAAAAGAGTTAGAGCAAATAGAAGCCACGCTACACCACCTTAATAAAATGGAAGGGGTTACTGAACGTATGAAGAAACGTTTAGAGGATAGAGAACTATATATAAGAAGTATAATTTATAACATACAATAACAATGAAAAAGACAAAGACTGGATTACATATCCAAACACGCAAAAACAGAATTGAGGTACTAACCCAAAAAGAGTTAGAACAACAAGAACAAAACAGACAAAACACAAGAGCATATATAATTAGATTAGCTATTTTATTATTTGCTTCACTTACGTTTGTATTAGGGTTTATATATGGCGCAGCACAATAATGGACTTATTACAAAAACAAGCATATAATCTGTGGTTTAATTGGTTAGCCGATAAGATAATGGAGTGGAAAGATGCCAAGCCATTAAACAATGACTTACGCAACTGTATCAAAGCTATGAACGAAATAGGTACATTTGTAAATGGTCTGCGTACAGAGGTTGAGGTACTACACAAAAGAGTGCAGCTAATTAGACAACAGAAGAACGAACTGATACAAAAACAACAAGAAGAAATAACACAATTAAAAGACGACTTAAACAAATATCAAATGCACTATATAGACGAACCAGACGCAGTAAGCACTTGTAGAACTTGCGACACAGAAACAAACGGACAAACATACTGCTCCGAAGATTGTAAAAACTATGACCTTGAATAATATGGATAAGATAAAACTATTAGATGGAAAACAATACGACAAAGCAGAACTGCTTAAGCGTATGGAAGATGACACCTTTTACTATGGGGAACTAAATACCCTTGCTTTAAGTAGTAGTAGCCTTAAACAGCTTCTATCAAGCCCAAAGACATATAACTTTAGTTTGAAGTATGGTAGTGGCGAAAGTCAAGCCCTACGAGATGGGTGGCTATTTCACACCGCTATATTAGAGCCAGAGGTATTTGCAGCACAAACCTTTATAGATGTGCAAAGCAAAAACACAAAGAAGTTTAAAGAAGCTAAAGCAGAAAACCCAAGAGTGTTTACAATGAAAGAGCGCAACGATGCTGATAGGCTTGTAGATGCGTTCTACAGAAACGAACACGCAAAGGAACTAATAACCAAAGCAGAGTTTGAGATACCATCTATTGACAATGTATTAGATATGCCCTTTAGAGGCAAGGCTGACGTATTAGCCACTAATAGGATAGTAGACCTTAAAACCACTACAAACATAAAAGACTTTGCTTGGTCAGCTAAAAAGTACGGATACGATGTACAATGCTACTTATACTGCAATCTATTTGGTAAGACACACAAAGAGTTTTATTTCTTGGCATTAGACAAGGGTAGTTTGGATATTGGTATATTTAACTGCTCGGAAGAGTTTTACTTTCAAGGCGAGGAAAAAGTAGAAAAAGCACTACACCTATATAATCAATTCTTTATAGAGGGTGCAGATTTAGACAACTATTGTTTAACTGGAGAGTTATGATAGCAAGTTTATTAAGTAGAATAGGTGTTGAGGTTTGGAAAGATATACCAAACTATGAGGGATTGTATCAAGTAAGTAATTTAGGTAATGTAAGAAGTTTAAATTATAAAAAAACTGGTAATATTAAAAAATTATCTTGCAGTATTGATGCAAATGGCAGACCATTAGTGGGTTTATGGAACATCAATAGAAAAACATATAGTGTCCACGTATTGGTAGCTGTTTCATTTTTAAAGCATAAACCTTGTGGAATGAAAATAGTAGTAGACCATATAAACAATGACCGTTTAAATAATAAACTTTACAATTTACAATTAATAACACAAAGAGAAAATGTTTCAAAAGACAAAAAAGGAACTTCAAAATATACTGGAGTTTCTTGGAGTAAAACAGCAAATAAATGGACTTCTAATATTAGAATTAACGGAAAAATAAAACATTTGGGTTTTTATATAAAAGAAAAAGAAGCTGCACAAGCATACCAAAAAGAATTAACTAAAATAAAACAACTATGAAATTAGATTTAAAAATTGAGTATTTAGGAAAGAAAGAAAAAAAAGGAGATACAGAAAAGGATATGTACAGCTTATCGTTTAAGACTTACAACGCAGAGATAAATGGTAAGTTTGAACGTAGTGAGATACGACACCTTATACAACAATTAGACAACGCTATAATATGAGAGCAACATACTTACACTACGAAAACGGAAAAGGCTACGATGTGATAGACTTTATAAAAGACTACAACCTCAACTTCAACAGAGGTAATATAATTAAGTACGTTTGTAGAGCTGGAAAGAAAGACAATGAACTAAAAGACCTTGAGAAAGCAGCAGACTACCTAAAGCGAGAGATAGAATACATAAGAAACGAACAAGAGAAATGGATAGAGAAGAACAAGTAATAAGCGACAAGCACCTTAACTATTTAAAGTGTGTGCTAATAAGCCAATTACTATTAGAGGCTAACGATGACTTAAAAGGCAGCAAAGCGTTTAAACAAAACGTAAAGTATCAAGTAGGTAAGACAAACCAAATATTAGAACAAGTTTACCAAGAGGGGTTTAATACAGTATACCACAACAACCCAGAGATGTGCATAAACGTACTAAACAAAATAGATGGACTGATACACAAAATAAAGACAGCCACCATAGACGAGTTAGTAATGATAGATGCATTAGTAGACCAATACTTTAACAACAAAGAAGAAATAAACGAAACCCAAACAGCAGAATTTACAAAGATAGATTAGATATGAAATTAAAAGACATTAAACAAGAACTAAACAAATACTACAAATTTGATATAGCAGAACGCAATAGACAAAGAGAATACGCATACGCAAGAAAAGTATTTTGTAGACTTGCAAGAGAGTTAGGATATACGTTCCAAGCATTAGGCGATGAGATAGGAATAAAACACGATGCTGCAATATATCACTATAATGATTTTAAATCAGTAGATGAAAGAGATAAAATAATATTTAACCTAATAATAAAAGACAACAGACTACCTATAAAACTATGTTCTGTTAAAAGAAAAAGAGCAAAGGCAAAGTTTAACCCAGATACGATAAAAACAAAAAACCCATCTACATATAAAGAAGCACTACTAAACGACATAATAGACACTATAAACACTTGGGAAGAAGAAAGCATAAACAACTTCATACACACAAGACTAACACCATACAGCAAACTAATAAAAGCTACTAAACCACAAAAGAAAATAAAAGAAGTAAAAGGTGCTAAACTAAACAGACCAGTCAAAAATCCAGCTCTGTGCTAAAAAAAAATAATTCTGTTTATATATTAGTAGCTTGAATAATCAAGTTTTATCAAGATAAAAGATATGAGCGAAAATCACGGAGGCGCAAGAAAAGGCGCTGGTAGAAAACCAAAAGCACAAGAGCAGAAACTAATAGAGCGGTTAGATGCTATAATAGACAAAGACGAAGCATTGGGTAAGTTAGGAGAGTTAGTAACAAAAGGCGATATGAGGGCTTTACAACTGTATTTAGGGTATAGGTATGGTAAACCTAAAGATAGCGTAGACATTAACTCATCAGAGGGCTTAAACATTAATTTTAGAGATTTATTAAAATTCGTTGATTAAGGTAAAAAAGAAATATATGCCTATTGTAGAAAGCGACAGTAGGTACTACATAGTTAGTGGTGGGCGTGGTTCTGGGAAGTCATTTTCAGTAAACGCCCTTTTGGTTATGCTTACCTACGAACAAGGGCATACAATACTATTTACACGCTATACATTAACATCTGCATATATATCTATCATACCAGAGTTTATAGACAAGCTTGAACAGTTTGGCTCAATAGAACACTTTCATATAACTAAAGACGAGATACTAAACAAAAAGACTGGAAGCAAAATAATATTTAGAGGTATAAAGACTTCAAGTGGCGACCAAACAGCAAACCTTAAATCCTTACAAGGTATTACTACTTGGGTGGTAGATGAAGCTGAAGAACTAACAGACGAGCAGAAGTTTGACACAATAGATGTATCCGTAAGAGAAAAAGGATTACAGAAC